AGTGCCGATACGGTATGGTATACTGACTAGACACAAGGAGAAATTGGAATGACGCACGATTTTAATTATGTTTGGGATATGATAAGTGATCTTAGGGCCACTAGCAGCACCATTAATAAGCAAGGGATTATTGAGGATTATTGCAATCATAATTCTGAGGCTGCAAATTTTGCTAAGAAAATTCTGCTCTATACCTACCATCCTCTCTGGCAATATAATGTCACTAGTGATAATCTGAAAAAGAAAAATTCACTTCGCGGAAAGTCTTACAAGAATTTCTTTGATCTGCTGGATGATCTAAAGAGTCGTAAAATTACTGGACATGATGCTATTGGGGCAGTCCATACTTTTATTGATAGTCAGTCAAATAAGAACAATATCGAAGAACTGATTTACTGCATCATTGATAAGGACTTGAAAACCCGTGCTGGTGACAAGATTATCAACAAGGCTATTCCTGACCATATTCCAGAGTTTAGTGTTGCTCTGGCAGATAAATACGAGCCTAAACTTGTAGATTGGAAGGATAATTGGTATGTTTCTAGAAAGATTGACGGTGCTAGATGTATCGCTATTGTCGATTCTGATAGTAATGCTACCTTCTATTCCCGCACAGGAAAAGAGTTTGATACTCTTGGTATTGTCGCTGGTGGCATTAAGGCTCTTGGCATTAAAGATGTAGTATTTGATGGTGAACTTTGTCTGGTTGATGACGAAGGTAATGAGGATTTTCAGGGAGTTATGAAGCAACTGAAAAAAAAGGATCATACTATTCCTAATCCATCATACAAGATTTTTGATATGATTAGTCATGATGAATTTTATAGCAAACGTGGAACTCCCGGTAAAACATACAAGCATCGCTATAATAGTCTTAGACACACAATGAAAGATAATACTTGCCCTTGTCTTAGTGTGCTTGGTCAAGAACTTATCAAAGATGATGAGCATTTTCAAGAATGGATTACTCGTTCCAACCAATATGGCTGGGAGGGATTGATCTTGAGGGCAAATGAGCCCTACAAAGGCAAAAGATCAAAAGATATGCTCAAATGGAAAACATTTAATGATGCAGAATATGTCGTAAAAGATATGGAATTTGGCCCATTTAGATATGTTTTGAATGGTAAAGAAACAGAAGAACAAATGCTATCATGTGTTACTATTGAACACAAGGGATATAATGTTAGAGTTGGTAGTGGATTTAGTATTGAGCAAAGACAGTATTTCTATAATAATCCTAAAGAACTGCTTGGAAAAATTATTAGAGTAAATTATTTTGAAGAAACTGAGAATCAAGACGGTGGTATCTCGCTGAGATTTCCGACTTTGGCATATGTCTATGGAGATAATAGAGATATTTAAAGTATTTTATTGCCTTTTCTGATATTTGCTTTGGCTTCTAATGGTTGTAGATTTGTATAATTAAAACATTTTTGCTGTTGTGTAGGATCAGTAAAATCAAAACTTGAACACGGGATTATGTGGTCTATATGCCAGTAAGTGCCATAGTTTTTCCATGACATTTTATAATCAAATTGTTTTTCTAGATATGTTTTGAGTTCTGATATAGAACATCCTATTAATTCTATAGATCTTTTACTGTCTTTGTTTTGTTTTAGATGAGTTCTTATGTGATTACCACAGTTATGTAAAAGTCTATATTCTATGTCATTATGATATCTATTTTTATGATACCAATACTTATATTCAGCAATTTTCTTTTTATTTTTTTGTCTATATTTCTTTTTTGCTTTTAATATTTTAGTATGATTATTTTCTTTATATTCTAGAAACTTATCTATATTGTTTTGATAATATTGTTTACACTGTTCTTTATGGCAAGTTATACATCTGGCTCTAAAACCTGTTTTATTGGTATGAAAATATTTCTTAGTTGCGGGTAATTTTTTCTTACATTTTGTGCATTGTTTTTTCATAATTTAAATCCTATAAAACATAAAACCTTACACTTTTATACACCAGTTGGCTACAAAACCTAAAGAAACAAGTCTTGACAAGACGATACCAGTAGTGTAGAATCGTAGCATACACTTGGAACATTCTTTGGAGAAAACGATGATTGTTGAGAATACTGTTATTCCGGTTCAGAATAATGTGATGGATAAGAGCAAGGCTGATATTTTCTTTGAAACTTTTCCGCGAGACAAGGTGGTTTCTTACAAGGAATATTGGGAAAGTGTTCGTCCTCAGAATGTTGAGGATATTTTTCGTCGTTATCTGTTTGCTTATTGCAGCGTCCATACTACATGGAAGGGCAATTGTGCAGGATATAGCGCTATCAAGAATTTTAATGAGTGGATCGACAGTAAGGAAACTTTGCTTACGAAACTCCATAAGAGTGGCGTTGGACTTCACAATAATAGAACCAATTATATTTGGGATTTTAGTGAGAAGTTTTGGGCCAATCCCAAAGACTTTTATTTTACTGCTAAGAAGGGTCATGTTAAGAAGCGTGACAGTATTCTGAATAAGATCAGCGGTATTGGATTGGCTAAAATTAGTTTTGCTCTTGAAATGATTCATCCTAATGAGGCAAGAGTATTGTGCGGTGATGTTCATCAACTCCGACTTTACGATATGGAGCATCTGAAGTATAATAAGAGCAAGAGTGGCTCGACCATGTATAAAAAGATGGAACGTCACTGGATGGTAAATTGTGGTAAGCACAAGATTCCATCTTATATTGCTCGTTCAATCTACTGGGATGCTCTTCAAAAGAAAGATGATAGTCGATACTGGAGTTTCGTTCTTGAAGATTAATAATATTGACACGAAGATAGGACTAGCAATACAGTCAATTAATATACTATTTAATAATCAAGCTATTATTGTTGGTTCTCTGGCTGATTGTTTTTATATTGATGAGAATATAGAGATTAATGATCTAGATTTAGTATTAACAGAACAAATATTCCTAGAGTCATTAAGCCTTGTTCAAAAACCAACACTTCTAGAAAAGGACGATTTTTATTTCAAATTATTGAATAATATTGCTTTTAGTAGTATTTGCTATCAAGGATACTATAAAAGTAAAAAATATCTAAAATTAGATTGTTTTTTAGATTCTGACAATTATAAATTAAACAAAATTGAAAGTATTAAATATCAAAAAATTCTCGACACTTGCACAATATTCAAATCCTCTATAAAATCAACATCTAATATAATAGAATATAAGGTAATTGATCCATATCTAAGAATAGAGTCCTTAAAAAATTTATTAAATGCTGATACCTCATGTGTCAAAAATAGTTTAGGATTAAAATGGTTATTAGAAAAAAAACAAAAAAGTTTAGATAAATTAATAAGATACCACCATATCTATGGAAAATAATATGACAAACCAGAATGGAAAAGGTTCTAAAAGACGACCAAAATCAGTAGACCAAAAAACATGGGACGAAAACTATGAAAGAATCTTCAGAAAAAGCAAAAATACTAAGCATGGTAAAATTCGAAAAAAATAAAACCTCATTCATACTTTGTGACTGCAAAAGCGAGGTTTTGGTTTTGGAGTATGATAATGAATATGACCTTACTGAACTGTCAATATATGAAAATCTATCATCATACAGTCATAAAATGTCATTTTGGCAGAAACTACGATATGTTTATCAAATTTTAGTAAAAGGTAGACCGTATTCTGATCAAATTGTATTGAATAGAGAACAACTAAAAGATTTATCATCATTCATAAATGGGTGTATATAGTCTTGTCTCTAATTCTTTAAGGAGGCTACTATGATAATGAAAAACTATGTTACTGATGAACTAGTCAATAAGATATATCATCTTACCAAGGCTCTTAATCAAACAGAATCTATAATTAAAACTCTTGAAGAAGAAAACAATTCTCTAAAAGAAACACTATCATCAATTTATCATAGAGAAAATTTGGTAAACAATGACTTTTTAGTAGAGGTATAATCATGGGCCATCTAAATAAAAGTTCAACCGATAAAATGGTGTTTGGAGTTTGCGGAGGACTAGCAAACTGGACTGGAATTGATTCATCTATTATCAGATTAGGATTTATATTAGGTTCTATTTTTACTGGAAGTATTTTATTTTGGATTTATATTTTGCTTGGGATTCTTCTTTCATATGATGACACTAAATAAACCATTTAATTCAATAATATTAAATGAAATTATTTCTTTTTTTGAAAATAATATCATTATATGCGGGAGTTTATCTGATTATATTCATATTAATTATGAAGAATCTTTATTAGATTATGATTTCATCATAAAAAAATCATGTTTTTTACACTATTTCAGTCAATTAACATTACCAGATAATATTGTATATAAAAATTTTCTTTTAAGGAGAAAAAAATCTTCATTTTTTACTAACGTATCTTATATTGGAACATACAAAGATTCATTTATTGTAGATTTTTTTGTTAAAGAATCTATAACTGACGATATAATTCATATAGATTCAGAAAAAATTATACAAAACAGTAGTTATAATAAAATTATTATAGATTCTGCATATTCAAGAATAGATCAATTAAAAAGAATACTTACAATACAAAGAAAAAAAGGTATGCCTTATTGGGTTCATGGATGGCTTAAGAACAAACACAAAAAAGCAAGTTTAAAATTAGACTTATATAATAAATTATATCCAGAATATTTATGATACATTTTATTTCTGATACACATTTTGGGCATAAGAATATCTTAGGATACTGCCAAAGGCCATTTCAAACTACTGAAGAAATGGATTCTACTATAATTGATAATATCAATGCTGCTGTTAAGCCTAAAGACACTCTATATTTTCTAGGAGATTTTTGTCATAGAGGTGGTGATCCAAAGAAATATCGTAAAAGGATAAATTGTGAGGATATTCATATGATTCTTGGAAATCACGACAATGAGGAAAAATTCAATAAAAAAGACTTTTCTTCAATAGGTTTAATGAAAGAGATCGTGTATTGCAATAAAAAAATAGTGTTGTTTCACTATCCTATGAGAGCATGGAACAAAAGTTATCGAAATAGTTGGATGCTGTATGGTCATGTTCACGGGCGACTACATACTGAGGACGATGCTCTAGGACGCTATACGCTTGATGTAGGCGTGGATAATAAAAGAGAAGGGGTTGGATTCGGTACTCCGTTCAGTTTTAAAGAGATTCAGAAACTTTTTTCGGACAGGACGAAAAAATTCAAGACTGCCCCATTGACAAGCCGATAATGGATGTTAGAATGAAACTGTTGATGCGAGAGG